AGCGATATGTAATTAGTTCTCTACGAACAACACCGTTTAAGTCAATATCAAACTCGCTTTGAAAAGGACCGTCTTTTTCTTGCATTATTTTTCCCATCTATAAAATATATGATTATCAATTGTAATTGTTTGCATCTTAGATGCTGCCCACGCTGGTGTTACATAGTCGGCGTGGTAGTGAGTAGCACCATAAGTAAAATCTCCGAATTCTCCTCGATAGACTTTAAAAGCCACGGCACGAGCCAACTCGTAGATGTCCCTATCACGAGTAGGAATAGTATCAGACTTACCGTCACAGTACCAGCTAAACTGACAACGGTGGCGCACAGGGATAAGAATGTGAGGTTCTTTCCAAGATGGTTGTGTAGGTCCTTCCATAATAACCTCACAATATGAGTGAGGAAAACGATCATCGTTAACACGATTCCTAACGACAAGAGCGACACCTATCATACCTTTCCCTGATTGATTACGTGCTTCCCAATATATGTTATCAGCTAAACACTTCATTTCAGAATGGTGTGAATGAAATTCTGCGGCTATAGCTTCAGCACCAAAAGCAGACTTGCCTGTAACAAGTCCACCTAAAAAAGCAATTGCGAATGCACCTAAAACATATATCTTCATGAGCTTGTTTTTTCTTCAACAGTATACCGCATGATGTTTCCATCTTCTAGAATTTGTTGAATAACAGTATTCATGCCATCTTTAGTATGCCGAACTGTTTCCCATATGTCACCGTCATATTGATAAGCAGTGATAACAAACTTTTGTGAAACTTTCATAACTAACCTCTCTCTTTATTGTCTATACAGTATAGCAGGAAAATAGAGAATGTCAAGTACTTTTTTTGAATTTATTCACAAAACTCTTTTATCATTGGAAAGATAGGTTCAATTGCTTTTGAACACTCTCTAGCTAATTCGATGTGTTCTTTTTGCGTTCCATGACCTGAACGTAATCCGATATAATGGATCCAGGACCTAATGGTACCGTTAACATACAATCTAGATTCCATAATACCTTCCGGTAAAACTGCCCTAGCTTGCTCTTTGGCAACACCGTTTTCAATTGCCCATGCATATGATTCTTTTGCCGCACTTACTACCTCCGCTTGTTTTTTTAACCAGTTTAACTGCAATTCAGCATCATCAGTTTCAATACTATTTTGTCTATTCTTAGTGTCTTGCAATCTAGCATCTTTAAATTCAAATGATAAGTCCAACGTTGGGTCAGCATATCGCTGAGAAAATTCTTGAAATGAAAATGACCTATGTCTTAGTAATTGCCGAGCGATATCACGAGTAGTAGTTACTTCTAAGCAAGCAGACACCATTTCGAATGGGGACCAATGTGCTTCTCGCATAAGATATCGTAATAGTTTTTCGGACGTTTCGGTGTTATTTTGATTTGTGGGATTCGAGACACGGGCTGTATACGCGATAAGTTCTTGGATATCGTTGCCGACATATAAATTCTCCGGTGGTTTTGAATAGCTAACAAGTCTTACGTTCATTTAAATATATCCATAACAGTTAAGTAAGCTCCGTAAAGAAAGAAGCTCCAGATTACAATAAAGCCAACGATACTCATATCACAGTATCCATATTCGTCAGCAAGGCCAAGTTTATTTAAAAATTTATGTATCATCAAAAATATCCCATTACAAAGTTTTCTGCACAATCTTCTGCATAACGCTCACTATGGTCATATAGAGGTCTAGTCTCTATAAGTTTATCCGATTTGTATAATTCAACATAGAACCCTTGGTCATTTCTCATGACCATTGCCCTACGATCTGCAAACTCTTCATTTCCCCAATACGTACTAAGGTCTGGACCTTTATAGTTCATAGCTTGAATCCTTCGAATTTTTCTGATTTGATTTTCTCGCCGCTTGCTGATTTATCAAATACTGGTGTGTCGTCCATTAGTGTTTGTTCGTTTTCTTCTGCATCATACAATCTCATTTTAGACCTATCAACACCGATAACAAAACGTTTATTGCTTGTTGGGTCGTTATATCTATTTTTCAATTGTTTGACCATCATCTGCCCGGAAGTCTCAAGTTCTTCAGTCGAGATAAGAGCGAACATAAGATCCGCCGTAGCTGGTAGACCGAAAGACTCAGATGTATCCTCCAGACCAACATCCGAATTCCCAAAACCACTCCTAGTCGTTTGAGTAGCCGAAAAGATAGGGACATTAAATTCGACAGCAAGACCGCGAAGTTCTTCTGCAATTGCTTTAATATATGTATAAGAATTGATAGATCCTCCCATAGCCTTCATTCTAGATGATGAACAAATGTTCAGATAATCTATGAAGATGATGTCTGGCTCAAATGTTCTTTTTAATTTCAATTCATTTAATAATGCTCTAAAATGACCTGAGTGAGCAGAACCAGTAGGATATTCTTTTACAATCAATCTACCATCAGTCTTACGAGCAACATTATCAACCTTTTCTCTGAACATATCTTTTGATAAGTTCTCAAGCTGGTCGATAGGAACGTTTAGAAGATTAGCATCAATTCGTTCTGCTATACGCTCTTCTGCCATTTCCATAGTAATATATAGAACATTTCTACCTTCTACCAAAGCACCACTAGCAACATGACACATGAATAAAGACTTGCCAACGCCAGTACCTGCAAGGGCAATGTTAAGTGTCTTACGCGGTACACCACCCTTCGTAATCTTGTTAAAATAATCGAGATCAAATGGAATCCTATCTTCTTCTGTATGGTAAAAATCATAACGAGATTCAAAGTCATCAACATAGTCGTGACCTACACTGTTATCAAATGATACACCAAGGGCTTTAGTTAGCAAGTCTGGTAATGCATTCTTAGTCATGCTCTCATGTTTACCATCAATAATAGAAATAGATTCCATGATGGCAATATGAATTGCACGATCTTGACACCACTTCTCAGTATTGTCAAGAAGCCAATCACCGTCAATCTCTTCGCCTGTATACAACTGAGGAATAATGTCCATTGCCATCTGAAACTGTTCATCAGACATACCAGTTGATTCTTGCAATTCAATTGTTAAAGTTTCTGATGTTGGCAGCATGTTATATTTCGACACATACTTACCAGCCTCTTTGAATAGAGACCGATATACGCCTTGAAAATAATCTGGTTTAATGAAAGGTAACACTTTACGCATATACTTTTCATCTGTCAGAATATTTCTTAATATGGTTTGTTCAATATTTGTTTGCATCATTCACTTTCTTTATTATAAAACATATTATATCATACTTTTGAATAATTGTAAACACCTCATTTTTGTTTTGTAACCAATAAATTTTTCATTGACGTTCCTGAAGGACGATCATTCTTTATATCATCTTTCTTTGCAAGGTAGTTATCAATCACAAGCATCAATTGAGCATGCGTATCATCAAACCATTCTTTGACATGATAATCGACTTCACTAGCAAATGGCTTCATAAACATAACATTTGTGTCTTCATGCTTTGAAGTTTCAATTGTGTCCATCCAAATTGTATAGTCTGCATCAAACTCTTTTCGTGTCCAATCTAGCGGACATACAAAATCAGCTACTACCATCTTACCAGCCAAAACACAACCATCAGCTAAATACCTCATGCGTTCTGCTTGTTTTAAACGACCATGACATGATAAGTCTAAATCATCATATCTTGTTCTGATCTCGTTACCATCTAGATGAATGGCACCAATAAGTTCTGCGAATGGTTTAGCTAAAGTAGTTTTACCACTACCAGGCAGTCCCATCACTAAAAACTTCATAGATATCTCCGTTAATCTTAATCTTCTTTTTCTTTGTCCGTAAACACTGCGGTGTCATTTTCAACGGCATCTCTCAATATCTCTTGCAAGATATCGCCTGCTACTTCCTGAAGTTCTACATTATCGGAAGTAAGCTCGGAATCTGGCGATGATTCAACAAAGAAATTGAATGACATAACACCTTCGGCTTCTTCATTGATACTGATTGCACCAAACTGAATTATAGTCTCATTAAACATACCTGCAGTAATACGTACAAGCCAGTGTTGGTCTCCAGCATCGCCGGGGACCAACTGATAAGTTTCATTTTCTTTATGCTTCATCTACTAATGCATCCATATCGATTTCTGTTCTGTGTCCAATAGTGTAAGACTTTTTAATGAAATCTTTGAAGTCTGTATTCTCAAACACAGGTGTCCAGAATTCTTCAGTAAGTGTTTCTGATTCACGTTTCTTACCGTCAGAGAGTACCTCACCCGTTGCTGGGTCAACTGTTTCATACCAGCCGTTACTAGGTTTTTGTACATATCCACCAGCAAGACCAACTTCAAGTAAGCCAGAATATGCTTCAACGCCACCTTCCCATGATACTGTCACAGGAATCTTAGACTTCTCTTTTACA